GCTTTACGTTTCCACTCATGGAATCCATAAAAGCACTGGCTTCTGCTCCCAAATCCCCACCTTCATCAAAGAGATGGAAATTCAGATCAATATATTTCTTCATAGTCTCTCCTTTACTGTGTTATAGCTCACGACGCTTATTAACTATTGTGATTTAAGTATAAGAAATGGGAGGCAATTTCTCGCCCCCCACTAAACTTACTTCTTCTTCTTACCGCCACACTTCTTAGCCATGTCGCACCTCCTAATAGATTTTTACATACTTTGGGTTCTGCTTTTGTACTTCCTTCAGCGTATCCTCAACAGCTCTAAATGTCTCTATAAGAGGATATTCTGCCTTGGGAATATAAATCCTTACATGCCCAGGTTTGTACTCTGTGGGCTCAAAATTTGCACGATTAGACGCTACTACAAGCACGTTGCATAGAGTCGATACAATGGTGCATACATCATAGTCATCCGAATGGTTCTCGCAGTCGAAGAATATGCTCCCATCTTCGTGTATGTCCATAATAACTTTAGTCATTACTGTGGCATCGCTCCCTTCTGCGCTCTTTGACGAGCCTTAGCTACAAGTGTATTCTCGTTGCCAGTTTCCTTCTTGGCAGCACGTTCTTCTGGTGTGCCTTGAGTATCCGATACTGCTCCAGGCATCATCTGCTGTGTTTCTGCTTCTGCTAATCCTTCTGGTGAGAATAATCCCATCTGCATAGCAGCTCCAGCTACTTGTGGACTTGCCATAGATAACTGTTGGATAAGAGTCATAGCTGCGTTGAACTGCTGTAACATTGTTGCGTTGTTCGTTACTTGCTGTTTGATCTTGTCCTTGCCTTCAAAGTCCATCATGTCTAAGCACACAAGAGCAGGGATTGCGTTCTCTGGATGGAATAATCCAAGCCGGTACAATTCCTTGGCTGTCTCATTCTGTGCAGCTCTACTGAATGGTGATGCCTTCTCAGCAGTAATCTTGATATCGAAGATTGACTTGCGCTGTCCAGGTACATTGGCAATGTTCTCGTTAGAATACTCCTGGAACTCATAACCGCCCATCTCATTCTCTACTCTGAATGAGCGAGATTCCTTGTAGAACTGACGAATGAGTTCGATAACAAGATAGTATTCTTCCCTTGATCCACGATAGAGTTCCTTGTTGATGTCTCTACTCAGCTTGGATCCTGCCTCCTGCAGTGCAGCGATTGCGGATGCTGCTGTTACACCACTTGATGTAGATCCTTGTGAAAAGTCTCTATTTCCAGATGTCTCCTTCAGTTCGTCTATCTTGTTTGCCAAGTGGTTAACTACGATGCCTGGCAGAGCCTCAGTATCGATTGGCTTTACGTTAGCATCAATCTCACCAGAGCCTACTTCTACAAGCTCGTTATTCCAATCAGCGAACTCGTTCTTGTCGATTGCTCCATTCTTCTTAACCCAGTATCTACGTCTTGCCTTCATCTGGCAGTTCTTGATGATAGCCTGGTCGAGCTTGTCGATATCCTTCTGCGGATTCTTCATGATGTCAAGATAACCGAATCCCCAAGGAGAGTCCTTAATCGGGAACAGCCTTCTAATGACGAATGGATACTGCCCATGCTCATAGAATCCGTTGGCATATTCACTCTCGTTCTCTGAGCAGAATGCCACTTGATCCTCTACCAATATGGCCATATGTACTACTGGCTTTGGTACTGTGTGAATCTGCACCTTAGTTGGCTGTCCCATCTCATCCATCCCTGGCATATACACTGGCTCATCGATAATCTTCTTGTAGTACATATTGACTACTTCTACGCACTGAGTCGTGTCGATGTTGTCATCGTGCATATACTTCATCACTGTGCCTTTATCCATTGGGCCTATCTTGTCAGCGATGTTAGGATACTTCTCTTTGACAGCTTCTGTATCCTCAAGTGACACGTGGAACACTGCATCTGAATCCTGGATGTTCTCGATGCCTGGCTGCCAGAACAGATTGTGTACATCTATGTTGGCTACTGAGATGTCTCCAAGGCCATCGTGCTTTGTGGTATCCCAGAATACTCCAGTGATGGCAGCACCATCTATGCACATATCCCATCCCATAGTACGATACACTTCTTCGTAATCGTTCTGGTCGAGTATTACTGGCACGATATTAGTTAGGATCTGTGCTTCCTGCTCGTCTACTGCCTCTCTTGGCAGTATGTTTGGCTTAGGAAACGAGTCCATAATATCTGCGTGTTTATTAAGTAATGAGTTGACAGTCCATGCTGATCCTACTGACACGCCAGCTTTCTTGCCTTCGTTTGTCTCGGCAATAGCATCCCAATGGCGTAGTCTCCACCACTGCTGATTCTCTGTGGCCTTGAGATCTACGGATGTTTTGCCTTGACGATAACTCTGCAAGAGCTCTTGTGCTTTAGCTGCTGCAAGACTGTCGAACTTTCCATCTTGTATGTCTTTCATAGCTACTCCTTTCGTTTTCTTGGAGTATATAAAAATAGAGGCGATCTCTCGCCCCTATCAAGGTGGACAAACAAAACATAACACTGCGAGGGGGATTTGAACCCCATTATATCGTTATCTCCTGTATCGTATAGTATCGTATTGTTCAGTAACCACAAGGGTTATAGCGGATTAGTGTTGATTTCATTGAGGTGGACAGAGTGTCACGGAATGGAGATTGTGGCACTTCGGTGGCACTTGGCTAAACGCCAATAAAAAAAGAGTCGGTTAGGGCTCTAATAGAATTTGTGCTTGTCGGTCTATCTCCCAGTTAGCGAGAAAACCACTTATCGTGTACGGGCAACGAAAATTATTATCAGTATAAACAACAATATGCCCATTTGCCATAGCGACTGTGCATTTGTACTTTTTGCCATTATGCAGACCCATAGAACCATCTTCGCCTGTAAAAATCAAAGTCATTCTTTCCATTACCTCACCGCCTTTCTTTCTATATATTATATCACATATAACTCAATAAAAAAGAGCCGACATTTCTGCCGACTCTCTCTTAATTACTCGTTGTAAGGCTGTCCTGTGATTTCCGTAAATTCCTCTGCGGTAATCCAACCCTTAACAACTGCGTTTCTTACTGCTGTGATGCTCCACAGCCCTTTGTCATAGTATGACTTAACCTTATCAAATTTTGGTGACTTATTCATTCTCATCCTCCTCAGGGTCCTCAAGGTTTCCCATCATAATGTTGTAATCAATTGTTGCTGCAGCAGAGTCCTGCTTTTGGTGAGTCTCCTCGTATTCCTCTGCGAGAAGCTCCAAGTTCTTTTTAATTATTGCATCGTAGTTGTTGCTCATACCAATTCACCATTTCCTTTTGTATATGCCAAGTAATGTCAGCATGACTTCGAGATGTCCGTACGCTTCATCTTGATGCATTCTTCTGATGCACAAGCTATTCATATCTAGCTTGATCACATTCGCTCTCTTTATCGCAGAAATTGCATCAAGGCATTCGTTGACGATTCTATTCGCCATTATCCATCTTTGTGATTTAGGAAATACCTTTTCGCTTTTGCATTGCGATATTGTATATTCTGCGAGAATTTTTGCACTATTCAAAACTTCTAGCTTACCTTCTCCTCTTTCGCTTAGTCTTACTGACATTGTTTTCCCTTTCTAGCCACTAGCGTGGCTGATTATCAAATTATACAGATTTTGTAATTCTGCAGGCAGGCACCACTGCGTCGCTGTGGTCCGCACCATAATAGTTCGAACTACCATTCGAACCGACGTAACGCACAACATTAGCACCCGAGTAAGGGGAACGCAGCCACCAAGCACGGGCGGAGCCGTTATATTTCTTAATGCGCTGTGCATCTGCTACGCCCACATATCTTCCGTACTGCCTAGTTCCGTCTGCGATATCGCTCTGCCCGAACAAGTTGTTCTGCGTAGGTAAGAAGAACTTAGCCTGCATAGTGTAAGTCATTCCTTTTGTGTGGCCTGAATCAGGAGCTACATAAGTTGTATTCACGCCTGTAACAATGCTTGCAGTGTCGAGTGCATCGAGAACTGCCTGCGGAACGCCTGCAAGGAATCCTGCATCTGATATAAATGAAGGCGGTCTATCAAACATTGTCTTTGGGGACCACCAAGCCTCGCCCGCTCCGCTTGCCATCAGCCAAGCTGCAATGTTGGATTCGCCATAATCGTTAGAGCCATAGTTTACTCTATCCATATGGTTCAGAAGGCCCTGCCCTGCTGTACCAATTGATGTTGCTCCTGCGATTGCGGTTGATGATACAACGCCTGTCTCGATTGGCTCAGTATGATATGCATCCTGATATGTTTGGAATGCGCTTGTAGTTGCTCTCAAGTGTCCGTTTGCAGGAATAGGCTGAGTCAGTGTGAAGTAGTAAGTTGTGCTACCATTCACAAATGAATAGTCTCCTGCAGCCATCTGTGTAGTCGGTCTATACAGAGCCTCAGGAGTATCAAATTGTTTCTGCGTATTGAGCGTATTCTTTGCAAGAAGCTCCAGGGATTCGTCTACTGGATTATAATTTACTACTTCAAAAGTAAGCTCGCCCTCACTTGCGTGAGTGAACGATACCTCTTTGCCAAGAGGGATTCTTGATGCAAGGCCTGCCTCTACAGCAGCTCTTAACGCAGGAATTGTAGCAATACTTGCTACTGTCTTGTATGACAGTGCAATTGATACATTATTCATTGCTACACCGCTTGCTACATCATCGCAGTAGTGATCTGCAAGGGTTACTACAGGAACTACCTGATAGCTCATGCCCTTAGGAATCACAATTGTTTCAGGCTGTCCGTCATAAACAAAC